ATTTGGCAGAGCATTTAGATGATGGTGTTAATCAGATATATATTTTAGATAGAGAATGGCATGGATAATAAAGAAAAGATTACAATCACATTACCATATGAGGTTGCTGTTGCGACTTTATCTTCAATAGAAGCAGCAAAAGATAGAGTTGATCCAGAGCGTGTAGAGTATCGTCAAAGACTTTACGATGCACAAAGAATATTTATGCAAAAGATGAAGGTTGATTAAACTATAATTTGTACTTTGCGGCGCAGACCTAAACCTAATCCTGCGCAAACATTAAAAGCATGCACTGAGGCGTCTACTTGGTCATCGTGAGTGTTGGCTTCTGGAAAAGCTGACATTTCGTCAATGAAGTCGGTGTTCCAAGCCCCTCTGAGAAGTCTAACGTTTCCGTTTGCTACTGCAGCAGCCATTGGTTTTGCTCTAGTTTCTTTGTCTCCAGTTGCTCTTTGCCCTATGAAAGAATATCCAGGCAAGACATATCGTGCATATTGGTCTATTAAGTTTTTACCTGCAGATCCTGGCTCTTGTTCCATTTGTATTTCAATGTCCACTCCGTCTTCTTTAGCAGTTTCTTTTATGAACTTCTCTACTTTATCTCCTTTTGCCCTTATTCTACGAACGTCCATGATGTAGAAAATGCCGTCATGCATTGCTCCTAAACATCCTACTGTCCAGTCTGGGTCGGGATAAGATGGGGTTGGTTCTGTTCCTGCTAAATCCCAGAACCTTATGATTTCTGTATCATTATTAAAGTCTGGTATTTCTGCTGGTTCTAATATCTCAAACATTGTTCTATCAAACATAGACCCTAAAGTAGTAGCCCACCAATCACCGAATTCAAGTCTCTTTCTTTCAATTGGATCTAGCTCTTGCAGTACAGCACGGTATGAATCTGGGTCAATTCCAGGGTTGTCTGTTAATTTTGAAGGAACAAATATTCTTCCTTTTTCGTTGCCTTCTACTAAGAATCTTTGCCTTACCCAGTTTGGTGCTGGGTTTGTCGCTGCCCGCATTCTTAAAGGAACTGTTGAAAGTGGACCAGTGGATGGGCGACGCAAACGAGAGAACAGATAACGATAGTCGGCTTCTCTGATCTCCGTTACTTCGTCCATGCCTATAAATTGGAACTCAGAACCTTTGTACCTTAGATAATCTTGGCTATTGTTAAGGTAACCAAATGTTACTCTTGCGCCGCTTGGGAAAGTTGCGGTGTATTGGTTAGCGTTCCAGTGGATATCGTCATAATTAGATATCCAGTCTCTGAACCTATCCATCAAAGCTCCAGGAAGTGCTAAGTCAGCATAAGTTCTACGGAACAGAATAGCAGAGTAATTCGGTATATCAACATATTGTAAAGCAGCCATTAGTAAAGCAGAGCTTTTACCTCCTCCTGCTGCACCTCCAAATAGAACTTCTTGTGCAGTTGTCTTTAAAAACACTTTTTGTGTCAAAGATGGTGCTTCTACCCAGTAGTCTGAAGTTTTTGGTTGAAGCCACTCATTTATGGCTTCCCAGTCGGCATTTTCCACTGTAACCATTTTTCTAGTTGTCTCCTTGACAAATTATTGATAAACTAATTATATGAAAACGTTAAAGAGTTATTTTAATCGCTCTGTAGCCGCTCATTCCCTTATTTGTGTGGGTATAATAACATTAGGTCTTGGTATTAGTATAGTTCATTTAGGGTTAGGTATTGCAAGCGGTGGCGCAGCGTGCGCCATTTATGGTTACATTTTAGGGGCTGAATAATGGCATGGAATAAGCCAGAAATAAAATCTATTCAAAGTATAGATACAACCAAAAAGGCTGCACCGATATCTGTCGGTGCTCCTATTGCTTATAGCCCAAGTTTGCAACCAAAGGTAGGCTATCACGATGGCTGGGATATAACTAAAGCTTATCAAGACGGTGTAGCAAAAATTACTTGGGTTTATAGATGCATAGATGTTATTGCGTCAAACCAAGCAAAACTACCCATGATTTTCCGAAAAGACAACAATCCTTTTGGTGAAGTTGTAACAGAATCGCCATTGCTAGAAATTTTTAACAATACTTCTAACATAGGAGAAAATGCTTTCGCATTTAGATACAGAATGTCAGCACAGCTTCTTATGAGTACGAGAGGCGTTTTTATAGAAATAGTTAGAGATAAAATTGGTAATCCAATGGCTTTGCATTTACTTCCGCCTGCTGATACTGCTCCTATACCTGATGTTAAAAAGTTTGTGAAGGGTTACGAGGTTAAGCTTCCGCAGGGAGATTCTAGAACGATAAAAGCAGAGAATGTTATTTGGATAAGAAGGCCACACCCACTTGACCCCTACTTATCAATGACCCCAATGCAAGCTGCTGGTGTTGCTATTGAAGTTGAGAACTTAGCGAAAGTTTATAACAGAAACTTCTTAATTAATGATGGTAGGCCTGGTGGTCTTTTAGTTTTGCGTAGTGAAATTAATGAAGAAGATAAAGATGAGTTAAGATCACGCTTTCAAGGTAACATTGCAAGAGCCGGAGCTGTAGGTGTTATAGCTTCTGATGATGGCGCAGACTTCGTAGACACAGCAGCCAGTCCAAGAGATGCTGCATACATACAGATGCGTACCATGAATAAAGAAGAGATTTTGGCGGCTTTCGGTGTTCCAGAATCAATTATAGGTAACTCCGCTGGAAGAACTTTCTCTAACGCAATGGAAGAAGGTAAAGTATTCTGGATGGAAACAATGGAACCCCATCTTGATCTGATTGCACGTTCTTTTGATGCGATTGATCCCATGTTCTTTATTGATTTTGATGTATCTCGTGTTCCAATTATCATTCTAACAAAGCAAGAACAACAGAATTTTTATTTGCAAGAATATCAACAAGGTTTGATAAGCGTTAATGAGTATAGGACATTGACAGAGAGAAAGAAAGTTGAATCTGAGCTTGCTGATTCAATTCTTGCTAACCCTAACCTTACGCCAATTGCTAACACTGAAAAGCCAATGGAAGATCCAAATGCTCAACAAGCAGCGCCTGGACAAGCAGCACCTGGGCAAGACCCAATGGCTGCAGCTGGACAAGACCCAATGGCTGCTATGGCTGCTATGGCTGGCCAAGCTCCCCCTGCAGAAGCAGGTGTAGAAGGAGCTACTGGAATGGCTCCTCCACAAGAAGAAGGCGCAGCTCCTTTAGGACCACCGCCTGAGCAACAACAGCCTGCGGCAACCAATCTCCAAGCAGGAGTTCCTTTGGTTGAGCAAGCAAGTCAAGCACAGCAATCAGTTGCAACTGAATTTAGTCCAGAAGCAGGCGGATTTGTTCCGCTAGGAACTGTAGAAGGAACAGACGGAATTGAATTGCCTGCTGCTCAAGCGCCTAGCGAGCTAGATGAATTTCAACTTGAAGAAGAAGGCGAAGAAGAAACTGAGGGTAGGAAGAGCCTCCCTTTTCTGAGATCAGTGTAAAATCGCTAGACTGGGAAACAAAAGTAGAAAAACAGGTTCTAGCTCTTGAAAACTCTTTTGACACGGTTGTTGATAAGGTAATAGACGAGCAAGAAGAGTTAGCACTAAAAATGTTAGAACGTGATTCTACACAAGCTCTTATTGGGCTAGGAAGTTCTGCTGATTTTGCTTCCGTAGTACCCATGGCCGACTTGGTCAGTCTATCACAACCTTTAGTTAACGGAATGCTAGATGCTTACTCAACTGGTGCAACCGACAATATCCAAGAAGGATATGGTGCTCCTGTTGATGAAAACTTTGCTAATGCTGCACTTTCTCAACAAATTTCTACAGTCAACGAGTTTAATTCAACTACTCAAGATCAGATTGTTCAAGCTTTAGTAGCTGCATCAAGCTTAGGTTCTGATGCCGACAGTGATGGCGATGTTGACATACTTTTGAAAGTATATTTGGCTTATGTTTTGGTTAGAGCTGTTTTCAGACGGTTACGGCAAAAAAGAAAGAAACTAGTAGTAGATACCGCCATTTTAGGTGCCTACAACATGGGTGTTTACGATTCTGCGGTTTCAAATAGAAGATTGTTTCCTACTTTGAAAAAAACTTGGGTTTCTATGAAGGATGACCGTGTTCGTTTAAGTCATCGGATGCTTAATGGCGACACTGTTTTAGTGTCAGAGCCCTTTGTTGTAGAGGGTATTCCTATAAGATTCCCTAAAGATCCTGTGGCTCCGCCTTCTATGACCATTAATTGCAGGTGTTTCATAAAATTCTCTAAGTAGTTTATATAAAGATTTTATATAAAGTGTGCTTGAATACTGCGGTCAGGTATTGTACTATATAAGTGTTCGGACATTAGAATAGAGGTAAACTATGAGCAATGTAACTATTGCGCCGCTAAGTGATACTAGCGTGGATGAATCTAGCGTTAGTTTTAAGGCTATTTCAGGTCAAATTGGCGTTGATAAAGCACAAGGAATAGTGGAATGCTTCGTTTCTGGTGTCGGAAACAAAGATTCAGTAGGAGATATAGTACTTCCTGGAGCATTTAATTCTTCTTTGAAACGAAGAAAACCACGAGTTGTTTGGGGACATGACTGGAACCAACCAATTGGTAAAGTTTTAGAAATATATGAAGTACCAAGCTCTGATTCCAGACTACCTGAAAAAATGAAAAAAGCTGGAGTTGGTGGACTTTTTGCTAAAGTTCAATTTAATTTGAATACCGAAAGAGGCCGTGAGGCTTTTGCAAACGTTGCTTTTTATGGTAATGAGCAAGAATGGTCAATAGGTTACAAAACAATAACAGCTGATTTTGATGCTGGTAGTCAAGCTAACATGTTAAAAGAAGTAGAGCTTTATGAAATTTCGCCTGTTTTGCATGGTGCTAATCAGCTTACAGGTACGATTTCTGTTAAAAACGAGCAAAGAGGTGTAGTAAAAGAACAGCTTCCGAACGAGGAGAAAGGTGGACTCAGTAACACTCAGATGGCTGATCCTAATAATCCTAAAGCTATTTTAAGAACTGCTCTTTCTCAAGCTCTTAACAAACCAGTTGAAATAATGGATATGGACGAAAATAGTGTTATTTTTGAGTCTTCTCCTGGAATGGTTTGGCGAGCAGAAGTTCGTCGTGAAGGAAATCGCTACATGGTTGGTGCTCCGACAAGAGTAACACCAGTTACTAAGTATATGAGTATGGGCGAAGAAAGTAATCAGTTAAATGAAGATGAAACAGAGGATGCCATGAAACCAATGGGCGTTAAAGAAGAAGGCATGCATGGAATGCTTTTAAGAGACGGATCAGTAGAAGTTGGTAAAGTAGAAGAGCCAGAAGGCTTTAGTACTGAAGCTACAGCTTTATCATGGTCTATGACACTTAGGTGTGAGGGTGTTCACTCTCATGATGGAAGATTCTTTCCATGCAAAGATAGGGATACATACATGTCCGCTCTAAAAATGTTTGATGGTAATGCAAACATCAATGCTCAGAATAGTTACGAAGCTGATGTTTCTGAAGATGAAAGTGTTAAAAAGAAAAATGCAGAGCCTTGCTCATGTGACACCGAAGTTAAGGGCGGAGACATGCCTTATGTAGGGTATGACGATGATGAAAAAGGCGGAGGAAGAGGATACGGGATATCTCCAAGCGTTCAACGTGACCCAATGGCCCTTATGTTAATGGCATATAACGCTATGCTTCCACTAAAGGGAGCTAAAAAAGAACGAGAAGCTCTACTAGGCATGATTGACCTACTTGAAGACTACATGACAGGAAAGATGCAACAGGAAGTTGAAGTAGTTATGGCGACTCCTAAATCTGTTTCGGGGTATGTTGTTAACGTTAAATGCCAAGGAGATCAAAAGTTTGAAGTTATGGACCAGATGCGTAGAATTCCAGTTTATGCTTCACAGACAGCAGAAGGTGTTAACTTGCACTTCTCTACAAAAGCAAATCATGATGATCTGCTAAAAAGAGTTGCACGACGCATTTCTAGACTGTCATTTGAACCAGAAGTTTCTGGTAAATTTCAAGAACAGGTTGACACCAACTCTGGTGTTAAGTAGACTAAGTTGAGAGACTTTAGGAGTTATAATGGATGAAAAAATAGAAGACCAGCTAGCAAAGCTAGAGGAACTTCAGGCTCAACTTGAAAAAGGTGCCTCTGAGAATTTACCTAAGCTTGATGGCGAAAATGAAGAAGACTCTGGCTTTAAGACAGACATAAAGTTTAAAGAGGGTGCGCCTTCTGTATTTATGACTGACATAAGGTTTAAAGAAGCTTTAGATTCTGGTGAGCTCATAGAAGAAGAAGTATATAACAGTCTTGATGAGCAAGAGAAAAAAGGCTATGAAATGGTCAACGTGATGGATGATGAGACCAAAGAAATCATGGGCTGGGCGTTTAGATTTAAAGCATCTGGACAAATGAAAGACATGTTTGAGACTGCTGCAGAAGCTGCTGAACGAGCATCCCAAATTGGCTGCCAAGGATCGCATTCTCACGATAACGGAATGTTTATGCCATGCGCAAGTATGGAAGATTATAATAAGCTGACTAAAAAAGGTTATGGCGGAATGCATGATGATGACGAAGACGAAAAGTCAGCGAAGAAATTAACAATGCGCCAAAAACGAGCTTTAGAGTTTAAAGAAAAAGAATCAGCTGTGTTGTCTAGACTCATGGGAGAGGCTGATGAAGACGAAGAAGAAAACCCAGATGTTCCTGAGGTTTTCCTTTCAAAAGCTGACTTTGATGAAAAGTGCCATACTGGAGAATACTTAAGCATAAAAGAATACAATGATCTTGATGAAGATTCTAAAGGATCATACGGAATGGTTCAAGTATATGATGAAGATTCTAAAAAGGGTTATGGTATGCGTTACCGCAGAAGGAATCCTATGAAAAGAAATATGCGATACAAAGAAAAATTCTTTGACTCTGCTGAAGAAGCTGCAGAAGCAGCTGCATCATTAGGATGCCAAGGCGCTCACGAAGTTGATGGCAAGTTTATGCCATGTGAAAACCCTGCAGATTATGCTAAGCTGACAGGTCAGGGTGAAGCAGAAAGACTAGAACGTGCGCCAATGAGATCAATGGAAAAAGGTGAATTCCTTTGTGGCTTCCAACGCAAATCCGTTAATGCTCCATGTGACTTCTGTAGAGGCGGTTGTGCCCCTGAAGATGGATTGCCAGGATTAGCAGACGTAGAATTTTTAGTAACTAAGTCTCACCAAGGATCTCAAGTTATTAGCTCAGGATACTCAAGCGTAGATGACATTTTTGTTATTGATCTAAAACGTGATGATGGTTCTGCTATTGAGGTGTTCTTGTCTGGAGAAGGTGATGAGCTAGGATGGTTGAAGCTTGATGATGATATGTTAGATCAAGTTTCTAGCAAGTCAATTGACATAATTTCAAGCTTGCAAGCTGAAAGAATAGCTGTTAAATCTCTTGGCGGAGAAGCTATGAGCGTTACTGCGGATGTCTTCAATGACCATGATGTTTATGTAGTTGAAATAGAAGGCGTTGACCAAAAGAGCTATGATGTTTTCATAGGTGTTGATGGTAAGGTTCTTGGCTACGATGAATACGAAGTAGAGCTTCCTGTTTCTGAAGAAGAAGAAATAAAAGCTCTTGAAGCAGAGCTAGCTATAAAGAGAATGTATTCACGTGAGCAAAGGGAACAAATGGCTGAAAATGGAGAAGCTCTTCCTGATGGGTCTTTCCCAATATCTGATGAAGCTGATCTTAAAAACGCCATCCAAGCTTACGGGCGTGCATCTGATAAAGGAGCAGCTAAAGCTCATATCATGAAACGTGCTGAAGAGCTTGGCATGGAGGAGCTAATTCCTGCTACTTGGTTAGGTGAGGATGCTGAAGAAAGCGCAGGTCAAGCAGAGCGTATGGAAGACGAAAAAGGTCTTGCTGATGCTAATATTGACTTAATGGAAGCTATGAAAGAGTTTGAAGAGCTTAAGCAACAAGACAATATCTCTTAATTTTGATTAGGAGAGTTAAATGCAAAATACTCTGATTTTGAAAGAAATCCGAGACTCAAAGGTATTAAAATATATTCGTAGGCAGAGTGGATTAGGGGGTAAATAGAATGACAATGTATGATACAAAAGCTCCCCAAGAAGCAATTCTAGACCTTCCACAAGAACGAATTACTGGAGATATCCTTAGAGGTCGTGGTCCTAGGCGAGGCAACTTAGAACGCCTAATTAAATACTGGCGTCCAATTATGCGTAAGCCAGGAGGCTTCCGTAGATGCTTAGTTATTTTAGCTGACCACCCTGAGCTTTATCCTCTTGAAAGAATTTGTGCATGGCTTCACCATGAGACAACAGGCTTATGGCCTAATGAGGGCAACCATCATGAAGGCGGTAAACTTGGTCCTATTGTTGGACAAGCTAGAAGATTTTTGAAAAAACCGAAGCGTAAAAAACGAAGCAAGAAAAAGAAGAAATCAGATTCAGTTTATGTAAGCCCTAGTGCTTACAGCTTTAGGACTATGGTTGGTGAGTCTCGTAACTTTGGTGGTGTGCTTGTTCAACCTCTAGCCGGAAGGCAAAATGTTCTTGAGATGAAAGCTGCAATGTTTGCGGCTAGGCATGAAGAGCTTCAAGAGCACAGAGACGAAATAAAGTTTAAAAAAGTTGGAATTGTAGGTAGTGGTAGCGCAGCAGGTCAGGCTGTTCAAGCAGTAGGAAGCTTCTTATTGCCAGGAGATATTTCTGACATCCGCAGCCCGATACGATCTCAAATTTATGAAACCCTTACTCCTGGTGGGGGTCGTGGTTTACCGAGCGCTAGACGACTTGTTAGGCGTGGTAGTAGCGGTGCCAGAAATAAATACAGGTGTCCTCCTGGTTTCCAAAAGGGTGGAACGTTTACAAACAAGACATACTCAACTTGTGGAGCTCAAGTTTTAGCTTTACCGAATACAGGTCCTGGTTCTTTGAATGCTGATGCTCAAAGGGCATTAGCTGATTTAGCTAGAGATGCTAGCATTGTACGAAGCGTTGGAGAGTTGCGTAGTAACTCAAATCCATACGCTATAATTCGTGCTGCGCAGATTCCGTTTGCTCCCAAGAAGGGAAGCCCTACAAGAAGACAAATTTCTACAGATTTAATTTTGGGTCGTATATTTGATGGAGAAACTTTTGGTCCTAGATTCGTCAGAAGAGACGGAGTCATATTGGAGCCAATGGTTTCTGAAGAGTTTTTAAGAGGTTTAGATGAGTTTGACGACATGGTTGATGGCTCATTGGTTACGACTTATGATGAAGGAATTTTAGGCTTAGATTCATTGCGTACTTTTGGTACGGGGTTGCGTGATAACTATATAGCAATACCTGATGTGGGTGTAGCTAAGATAAGCAGAGTTGGTGGTGAACTTTCTCCAGAAACTCGTGAAGGAACGATTAGAGCTTTTAACTCTTCTGTTGAGTCTCGTTCACCTGATGTTACGGCACCATTGATGAGCTTTATTGATAGCTCAAATGGAAAGTTTGATATTGAGTTTGGTGATGTCGTAAACAATAGGTATGTTAAAGCTTCTGAAGAGCAGAATGAGCTTGTAGAGGTTATGGCTGGTAATGTTAGAAAGTTTGTACCTAAATGGGTTTACAACACTTTCTTGTCAAGGTCAGCTCCCAGAAGAGCAAAGAATGATCCTATTTATGAAATGGTTGCAGATTCAGAGACTAAACAAAAATCAGCTGCTTCATTTATAACACCGAACGATATAGATCAAACAAGAGCACATAGTTACCATATAGGTATTGATTCAAAAGCCGCTATGTTTAACGCAGCTTTGAATCAAGCTGATGTGGAGCTCAAAATAAGATTAGGAAGAGGAGCACGAGCAGGTAGAGGTGCTGCTAGAGCAGTAGGAGATATAGCAGGAGGCGCTTCAGCGGTATTTGATTCCACGCTTAAGCGTTATCGTTGTCCTCCAGGAACAAGGCGAGGCGGTTCATTTTCCGATAAGTTCGGATCTAATTGTGGCTACTCACTCCCCAAGACTTTAGTTAATAATTTCATAAGCGTTTCGCAGGGCCTGAAGAAGGCAATGAAGTCTCGTGCCGGTGTTCGTCGTGCAGCTAATCCTGAAGCATCTAAAAAAGCTAGAAAAGGTGCTGATACTCAAAGAAAAAATATTGAACGTGTTGCAGATACGCTAAAAACCACTTTGGATAAAACGGAAGATAAGACTTCTGGTGGTATAGGTAGAACGATTGCTCAGACTAGGAAGTTAAGGACTTTAACTCCTGAAGAGCGTGTTGCGCTTGGTGGTGAGCCGTTGCGTGATGCTTTGCGTAATTTGCAAGATTTTATAACAGCTGATAAAGATAACCTTTCTGTAAGGGATACAAATAACTTGTTCCAAGCTTTGGAAAGAATAAGTGCTTTAGAAGCTGGTCGTATTACTGATAATCCTACTGGTGATAAGCAAATTCAGAGAGATATTCAAAATAGTTTGCAGGCAATTGTTGGTACTATGGGAGAGATTGTTGGTACTAGGACTAGGACCCCTGAGAGAAGACGGCGTAGAGAAGAGGCTAGGGTTTCTCCTGATGTTGCTAATGTTCCTAATTTAGATAGGTTACTTGTTGATCCTGCTGAGGGAACTCGTGCTAGGGTTAGAAAAGGTAAGGCTATTCCAGAGTTAGATAGGTTTGAATTTGAAAATGAGGATGGCGAAATAGATCAAGCTAAGTTAGATAGAGCTGCTTTGGTTATTGAGGTAACACAAGCAGATTTGGCTAATAATTTGTCTGATATGATTGGGCGTAGGCGTCGTAGAGGTAGGGGCAATGAACGTCTTGGTCAAGAAGAGTCGTTGGATGACTTGGCTGCAAGAACTCGTCAGTTCCTTCAAGAAAATCCAAATAATGCTCTAGTTGCTAGAAGGTACGCTGACCTTGAAGAGCTTCGTGAACTTATTGAAACAAGACAGACTGGTGGAGATTCTCAATTCTTAGATCTTCTTGAAGGTACTGTTAGAAGGATTGCTCCTTCAAGAAGAGCTGATATCGTTCAAGGAATTATAGGCACAGATACTCCTGAAGCAAGAGAAAGAGTTACAAGCTTTACTCAAAGAGCAGCAAGACAAGCTCAAGACAGAAGTCCTGTTACTAAACTTAGAAATATTTTAGATGCTAGACGTGCAAGGCGTGAAGAAGCAAGACGTATGCAGATTGACAGGAAAACAAAGTTTGCTGATGTCTTCGCCCCAAGAAACAAACAGGCTGAGTCTACTCAAGCTGCGGTTTTATCAACTTTAGATATTGAGGGTGGTGTAGCAGATTTCGCTAACCCGACTTGGGAAGAAATTGCTGCTATTCATCGTGCTGAAGATCAAGCCGCAATGGACTTCTTTGTTGGTAATATGGTTTCTCCAGAGGAGCTTAAGCTTGCGCCAACTCCTGAAGCATCGCATGATATGCTTTATCAAATGGCTCAAAAAGCAAGAGCTGGCGATACGGAAGAGTTTAGGAATTGGGCTAGAAAAGCCCTTTCACATAATGTTGATCATCCTGTGGGTGCGCCTGTAGAAGCTATTGATCCTAATACTGGTCAAAAAGTTTTGGTGCAAAAAACTATTGCAACTAATGTTAGATCTGTTACCAGAGACGGTAGTAACATTAAAGCTGGAGGGGGTCTTAAGTTTAAACTAAAAAATGCTCTTACCGGAGAGGTTCTTTACGAAGATAAAGGTGGACGTGGTTGGCAAGCTGGAGGGCTTGGCATTACTTTTATGGTTCGTCGTAATAAAAACGAGACAAATGTAGAGCATGGTCTTTTAGGTACAAAACACTCCGTAAATTGGGGTGGCACTAAATTTGATTTTAATAACGGTGGATTTATTAATCAAATTTCAACGCAAGGACTGCCTTACTATCGTGGTGCAGGAATTGATAAGATTTCTGTTTTAGGGGCGGCAGCTGATGGTCAAGCTGCGTGGCCAAAGAAAGGGTTTAGAGAAAATAACTCAAATACAATACGTGGTTTAGTTAGGGAAATGAAAGAGAATGCAGATCTATATAGATCCTTAAAAGCTAAGCGTGACGCTGGTGATACTAACTTTACTCCTGCAGAGGTTCAAGCGGCTGTGTTGTTTAATGATAATCCTGAGATAGCTGACC